TTAACTCCTTTAGCTAAACCTTTAACACCTTTTTTAACACTCTTAACAAGTTTACCTAAAAAATATCCTTGTCTTGGAACAGCTTGCATTATTCCACCGTTCTCTCTTAATTGTCTGGGTTGTAGTCCTCGTGATATCGCCATAATTTAAATATATTTATACTGTTTGGCAGGCGTAGAATCCTGTAAATATAATACTTTATTTGATTTTTTCGCTATCGTCAACAGGTTTTGCGTTTTCTAATAAATCAAAAAATCGACCACAATATTGATGATCTCCAACATGAGTTATATTATCCATAGCATAGATATATACCTCTCCACCCATATCTGTCCATCTTTGACAAAAACCAAAGTCTTCACCAAAATATCTTTTAGTTTCTACATCATGTAATGTATCAAATAAGTTATAAAAGTTTTCTTTTTTAACCTCTTTACCGTTGATAACTGTTGGTTGATATATCTCTAATTCTGGATGATGTTTAATCATCTTTTCAATAACCTGTCTTTTAATTAACATACATCCCGTAGGAGCATGAGTTACTTTTATAACTCCATTTTCCATAGTCATTTCATTTGGATTATCCATTTTAATTGGAAATACATGACCTGCTTTTAGTACATCATCAGGTGTATTAACTAAATTAGTTTCTTTAATCTTTCTCCACATTTTATCTGTATCAAATGTTTTCATTGGATATGGACAAGAAATAATATCTTTATCTGCACCTATCATTTTATATATAGTGTTAGAATTAAAATCTATATCTGAGTCTATAAATAATAAGTAGTCGTAATGATCTTTATGATTTAAAAATTCTGCTACACATAAGTTTCTACCTTGTGTAACTAATGATGATTTAAGTAATGTAAAACTAACTAGTATACCTTGTTGCATACAGTCTAATTGAAACTTTAGAACAGCTTGAGTGTAATGCATAGACACTTCACTATGACAAGGAGTACAAACCATTATCTTTGCTTTCGGTTTATCTAAAATATTACCTACATTAATAGTTTTAACATTTGAGTTTACCTGTTCTATTTTTTCAGTTTGATAAGTATCTTCATTAGCATTTGTTTTCTTTTTTTCAGAAAACCATATTGGTTCATTATTTTGCATTTAGTGCTCCTCTCAAAAATCTTGTCCACGCTTGTCCTTTTGCTCCCCAATCGTAAAATCTATTTACATAGTTTTGTTGCATCTTTAAATGATCCTGGATGCCTGAATCATGGAGTATATCTACAGAAGCTTCTATAGCTGCCGCAAACTTTCTAGCTAAACTTTTATAGTCATTTGAGTAAGGTACATACATTGGAAACTCGGCCCCGGTTTCATATATAGCACCGAAGTTAGTTGTAATACAATATAGACCTGCTGACATAGATTCTAATAATGATATACAAGATGTCTCTTCCCAAATACTTGGGTATACAAACATTCTATAATCTTTTAAATTTTCTTTTATATATTCATTTGGTTTGTAACCAATATAATTTACATTAGGTAATTGTCTTGCTTGTTCATATAAAGGCTCATATGATTTGTCATTAGCTTCAGCGAAATCTTTTCCATATACTTCACAAGAAGAATAAACATCTAAACTAATTAATGGATTCTTAACTAATTGCATAGCACCTAACAATACAGATAAACCTCTCCAAGGTGTACAATGATGTATTATCTTTATAGGATCACCTTTTTTATATTGAGTAGAAATAGGTTGTACTTCTTCAATACCATTTTTAATAACTACACATTTCTCTCTAGGTAGATCAAATCTTTTTGTAAATTGTTCAAAGTTCCAATTAGAATTAAAAACATACCAATCATATTTATTATGATTTGATTTATCTTTAAACCACGGATGTAAATTAGGTTGATCCCAAGAATTTTTTTGCCAAAGAATATTTAGCTTAGTTGGATGTAATGGTACTTTACCTGGAACTGATGTACAAATTTCTACTTGATTAAGTAAGCTAGGCTCTACATGCTTTCTTAAATATTCAAATTGTAATTCTGTCCCGCCTCTAGGGTTTTGGTTTGCCATTTTTTTGATTCATTACTTTCTGAAATACTTCAAGACCTTTGTTAGTAATTTGAACTGTAACATCTTGTACAATATCAGGTCCTTCTACTTTCTCTTTAGACACTTCTCCAGTTTTAGTATTTCTGTATGTTGTTGTAGTAACACAATCTATTTTTGGTATATCATGTGTATGTGAAACATCACCACCTTCATGAGAATGAGTAATGCCGTTATCGTGAGTGTGTTCTAGTTTATCTTTATCCATTTTCTTGTGATCTATCTATCAAAAGATAACTTATTTGTCCAGTGATCTCGTTTGCTGAACTTGCTTGTAATTTTAATATATCTCCACCTTCTAAGTTAATAACATTTTTAGCTAGATTATCAGTAGACTTATTCAATGTTGCATGTGCTATTTCAACATCAGACCCACCTGATTTTTTTAAATATAAATCTACATCAACATTACTGGCTGTTGCATGGCTTGCTTGAACTGATCTAACAATTGCAATAGCAGATGTAGTGATAGTTAAAGCTGTTGTTAAATTAGCTGTTGTTAAATTAAATGTTGTACTTTTATAAAAATTAGCCACCTAAAAACCACTTGATTTTTTAAAGTGTCAAGAGCTTCTAAAATTTGTCTTTGATTAGATACATCATACTCTTGTTTTGGTTCTGGTATACTAACTACTACTTTTGCCATTATCTTCTTCCATCTGGTTGAGCATCGAGTCTTAAAGTTCCATATCGCCAAGTCTCACCTGTGCTATCATTTTCTATTTTAATAGATACCAATCTTCCTCTTGCTCTAGTGTCTATCTTATCAGTAGAACTTGTAATTGTAAATGGACCTAAAGGTGAGCTAGATGCAGTATTATTTGGATAGTCATTTAATAGTAATGTAATTTTTGAATTACCTGTAAGAACTTTAAAGTCAGGTATGAATCTTTTTACAGACATAAAAAACTCTCCATCTCCTCTATAGTCAACCGCACCTGTTGCTTGACCTTGTCTAGTTCTGACTTGTGTAATATCGAAATCTCCAGATTCAATAAATGCATTAATAGAAGTTGTACCTGAGCTATTGACTTGATCTGTTCCAACTTCATGAGCATAGTATGTAGTTGCTCCATACGTATTTGTAATACCTAAAATATCTGGAAACACTGGTAAAGATGTAGAGTTATATTCTGTTGCATAAGGCACATCAAAAATTCCAGTATCAACATAAGAAGTTCTAGCTAGGGATGAGGTTGTCCAAACATTTTCTCCGTAGTTATAGGTAACACACCTATCAATTTGTGTTGATCCAGATTTTGGATAAAACCAATTTACTTCACCATAAAGAGTATTGTGTTCTGCATAAATTACTTCTGCTGCATCATAGTTTATACCTAAATTATTTCCTTTTGATGTAAAAACAAAATCTTCAACTAAACATGGTAATGATTTAACTGTACCATCAAATACAAAAAAACCACCTTCTCCTGACATCCAGAATACTTTACCATCAGAATATGTTAATGCGTGTTGTGAAATTAATCCACAGTTAGAACCAATTTGTCTAATACTAAATGTAAAAGGTGGACCAACAAATTGAATTACATAAGCAGCGCTATCTGTTAAAACTAAAGTATAATCTTTACCAGATACTGCTCCAACTATTCTATTACCTTTATCTAATCTAAATGTACCTGCAGTGTTAACAGCAGTAGGTGCGTAGTCATTTAAATCTTCTTGATTAGAAAATCTTATAAACATTGGATCTTGAGTTAATGCATTACCAATTGTTGTTTCAGTTCCAAAATGAAATAAATGTCTATCTCTATCAGAGACTTGAGTTAATCTTGATGCTGTTGGATTAGCTGAGGTTGAAGCACCTGATGTACTTGTTGATGCTCTAATTGTTCTAGCATTTGCTGCGCCTGCATTCCAAGTAAATGTTTTACCATCTCTAATTGTTGCAACAAGAACTTGGCCATAGTTATCAAGACTCCAGTTTCCTGGATCCAGAGTCACAGAACTTGTATCTCTTTCTGTTCCCCAAGTAGAAGTATTCCATGTGGAAGTACTCCAACCATAACCTATGGTTTGAAAAATAGGACCAACTTTAACATACGGATTAACTGTTGCAGCTCCTACTGCAGTCATACCAGATCCTCCTTCGTTTCTCACTGCTTGAACTGTAAACCTATCTGCAGTTGCAACTGTTAAAATTTCATAAGCTACTTCCAATTCTGCTGCTGTATAATCTGAGTCACCTGTAACTGTTACTCCGGACAATGTTATATATCTTCCAACCTCTAGTCCATGAGAACCTTTATTAATTTGTAAAACATTTGAACCACTAACGGTAGTTAATGTACATCCTGTTATAGCTGTATCTAATGGTGTAATATCAAAAAACTGTTCTCCGTAGTATAAAAATAAACCTTGTGAAGTTCCAATAGCTGCATATCTTTCACCATTTAAAGATGCCCAAGTATGTTGAGCACGTGCTACTCCCGGTAAAGTTTCACCTGCGATAGATAATTGATTCCAACCACCTATTTTTTCTGGTAGCCCATATCTAAATCTAACAAAATCACCATCAACCCACTGAGATTCTGCTCCTGAATCTGTGACCATTTTGTTAAAACCAGGCTTGAAATTTAATTTTTGTAGCATATAATGCTTTATATCTTATAAATATAGAAAATGAAAGTACGATAATGATAAAGGTAATAAAAAACGTAATAACTTTAGAAGATTCTTTTGAGTTATATCAAGGTCTCATTAATCAAAGTATATGGGCTCTTAATAGAATTTCTACAAAAGAAAAACTAGGAGGTTCTTTTCCAGGTGTAACTTTTTTAGAAAAAGGTGAAATAAAATATGATCACCCCTATTGGATAGGATATTTTAATTGTTTATTTGATAGAATAAATCAAAAACTAAAAGAACAACATAATTTTATTTTACCTAGAAAAATTAAAAGAATAGCTTTAAATGCTCAGAATGATAATCACTACACAGAGTTTCATAATGACACTAAAAATTCTTATAGTATTGTCGGTTTTTTAACACCTCAATGGGCAGAAGAATGGGGAGGAGAATTAAATATTGAAGGTAAAATTTTTAAATATTTACCTGGAGATTTCATATTATTTGATTCAAATAAAAGACATAAATCGCAAAAAATAAAAAAGATACCTTATTGGAGAACATCTATAAGTTATGTAATAGGGTATAACACTGAATGATAAAAATAATTGATAACTTTTTTGAAGAAAAAAAACTAAATATGATTGTTAATCATATTAAAAAAAATCTAGTTTTTACTCCACAGTATTTTGAAAATACTACAAAAAAAACAAAAGAAACTTTTTATGGAAATAGGTTTACATTAAACGAGGATAAAAAACTTCTTGATATCTTTATTAAACAAGCTGAAAAAAAATTCAGTTTTAAAATTAAAAAAATATATCCGTTTTGTGGTATTGATTTAAGAAATTTAGATAAATTTTATCCTCATGTAGATAATGTTCACGGTATAAAATATAATATTTTAATTATGTTGGATGGTCCAATTGGTGTTACAACAGGTACTTGTTTTTTTACAGAAAACGAGTTAGATATTCATGTGGGGTTTAGACCAAATAGAGCAGTTTTATTCCCTTCTGATCGTCTGCACTGTGCACACAAAAGTGATATAGAAAATTTAAAAAGATACACTGCAACTTTGTTTATAGAAGAATATGAGTTTTAAAATGAAAGATCATTTGGAAGCAGTTGTTGAATTAAAAAACATTATAGATAAAGAATTTATAGATAGATTGACACCTTTTATAAAACATAAAGCTAAAAAAAATATGAATACAAAAGGTGGACTAAATAAACATATAAGAAACGTAAAAGGTTATCATTTAAACACTAAAAAATTTCCTACAGATCTTTTTTATTGGAATTTTATAAAACAAGAAATAGAAAGACTATATAGTTTTTACAAAATTAAATTTCCAAAAATGGAGAGTTCTAAATTAAATCAAATAGATTTATTGAAGTATAGCGCTGGTGAAAAGTATGATTTCCACACAGATAATTCTACAGGTTTTCATAGAACTTTAAGTGTTATAATTAATTTAAATAATGATTATGAAGGAGGAGATTTAATTTTTGCAGATCAAAAAGAAAAAGAAATTAAAAGATTAAAACTCGGTAAAGGTTCTATTGTATTTTTTCCAAGTAATTTTATGTATCCACATTGTATAGAACCAATTACGAAAGGAACAAGGTATAGTATAGTTGCATGGCTAGAATAATTAAAAAATTTTTTAATAAAGAAGAATTAAGTATTCTTAAAAAATACTGTCATAATAAATTAGATTTAAATAAAGACCATCAATTAGATGGTCAATCTTTTTCTCCCGCATGGTACGAAGATCCATTAATGACTTCTTTTTTAGATATTAAATTACCTCTAGTAGAAAAAAAATCTAACTTAAATCTAATTCCAACTTATGCATATTGGAGATATTATATATTTGGAGGAACATTAAAAAAACATGTAGATAGACCATCTTGTGAGATATCTATTACTGCATGTATTAAAAAATATGATAACTGGCCTATTGTTGTTGAAGGTAAAGAATTTGAATTAAATGAAGGAGATGCTATTTTATATAATGGAGTTTTTGAAAAACATTGGAGACCGGGTGTATATAAAGGTAATGGTATGGCTCAAGTTTTTTTTCATTACGTAGATAAAAACGGACATTTTTCACACCATGGATATGACAATTATTTTAAAATAACAAAAAACACAAAATCGGAAGGAGATCTACAATGGATCAAAAAACAGTTAATATAAATAATTTTATAGGCGTGTACGATAATTACATACCTGAACAAGAATGCAATAATGCTATTAAACTTTATGAAGAACAAGATAAATTTAATCGCACCGTAAATAGAATAGCTTTTGAAAAAGCGTCTACATTAAACAAACAAGATCAACAATTTTTTGCAGGAGCAAATAATTTAGATTTATGGTGGGAACAATTAAAACCCATATTAGTAAATTTTGATTTAGCTTGGAATCATTACGTTAATAACACAGGAGCTGACCATGCTTATTCAGATAAACCTTTTCATTTTACTTGTGTAAAAATTCAAAAAACTTTACCTACAGAAGGTTATCATGTTTGGCATATTGAACATGGTCAAGGTTTTGATATGGAACCAAGAGCTTTTGTATTTTCTATATATTTAAATGATGTTGAAGAAGGTGGTGAAACAAAAAATATATTTTAACTTCTTGGATGTTGTTGAGATAATTTAATGAATAAATATTTAAAATGTATAAATTATTTAATAAGCAAAAAAACTTTAAAATTTCAACATTTACTAAATGTATATAATCTTTTAAGAAAATGGAATTGTGATGAAGACACATGTTTTGCAGGTTTATTTCATAATATTTACTTAGATAAAATTGAAACCGATAGAAATATAATTAAAAAATTAATAGGTGAAAAAGCAGAGAAATTAATATTATCTCAACAAGAAAATGTAATTTATATGGCTGTTATAATGTCTAATGATTATATTAATGTGATTGATAATATTTTTGATAGAAAAGACGTATTAGAAAGTTATTTCTATTTTAGAGACATTGTAAAATGGAGTTTTATAGGTTCTGGCAATAATGATGAAAAATGGAGAAAATTTAATTATAAATTAAATTTCTCTAATAAAATAGAAAAAAAATATAAATTACAAACAAATAATATATTAAAGAATTTAAACCTAAATAAATTTTTAAAACTTTCTAGAGTCTATGCTAGCGCTAATCCTTATGGTACTGTGCATGAATCTCATACTGACACCGATCAAGGAATTACTATTATGTATTATTTAAATGAATCTTGGAATATAGAAAATGCAGGAGAAACAGTCTTTCATAAAGACGGAGATATTATTCGTAGTGTCATACCAAAACCAGGACGTGTTGTTGTTTTTGACGGAAGTATAGAACATTGCGCTAGAGATGTTAGAAGAGATTATAATGATCTTAGAATGGTATTAACTTTTAAATATGAAATTACTAAGTTTTAATAATATACATAATAGTTAAATAAGGTTGTATAACTGACGTTGCATCTCCACTAAAGTTCGCACTCATATTGTGAGAATGACCATTACCTGAACCTGCATTACCCATGTTACCGGGGGATGCTCCACTTCTAATATAGCTACCGTAGTTATCATTTGAATATACTCCTGGATCACCACCTCTAGCTTTACCATGAGTATGAGAAGCAAGTTGTGGAGTCGATAAAGTTGCGTTAGCTGTTGAACCTGAAACATTTCCAGTTGCTGATACAGTATTTGCACCACCTGTTGATCCTACAGATTTATTATTAGATTTACCAACAGGTATATTGTCAGCTAGATTTGGTATGTTAAAAGTAGATGAACCATCTCCTGCTCCATAAGTTGTACCTACGATTGCAAATAAAGCTGCGTAAGTACTTCTTGATACAGCTGCACCATCACATTCTAAATATCCTGTTGGTACAGAAGAATCTGACCAAGGTATAATAGTTGCTGTAGGGATACCTTCAATATCAGTTAAATTAGCTCCGTCGAAATCATATTTTGTTGCTTCGTAATTTGACATAATTTATCCTAAGTTTTTATAATATATATTACAGTTAAGTATGGTTGTAAAACTGAAGTTGCATCACCACTAAAATTTGCACTCATGTTGTGAGAGTGTGCATTACCACTACCAGTATTATTTGAATTTGTTGACTGATCACCAGCAGGACCAAGAGGAGCATGATTGTGTTGTCTCACTGCATAATTGTAATTTACACCTCCAGAGTGACTATGAGAAGCAAGTTGTGGAGTTGATAAAGATGCATTAGCTGTTGAACCTGCAACGTTTCCAGTTTTAGCTACAGTATTAGCACCACCTGTTGATCCTACAGCTTTATTATTAGAGTGACCCACTGCAACATTGTCAGCTAAATTTGGTACATTAAAAGTAGATGAACCATCCCCTGCCCCATAAGTTGTACCCACGACTGCAAATAAAGCTGAGTAAGTTGATCTTGATACAGCTGCACCATCACATTCTAAAAATCCAGATGGAACAGAAGAAGAAGACCATGGCACAATAGTTGCTGTAGGAATTCCTTCAATACCTGAAAGGTTTGCTCCATCAAAATCGTATTTAGTTGCTTCGTAATTTGACATAATTTATCCTAAGTTTTTATAATATACATAATAGTTAAATAAGGTTGTACAACTGAAGTTGCATCACCTACAAAATTAGCGCTCATGTTGTGAGAGTGACCACCACCTGAACCTGCACTACCACTGTTTGAATTACCTTGAGAACCAGCTTGGAGGTTCCACGCTCCTGTTGGTCCATTGAAGTGGCTACCAGGACCAGGACCCTGTGCATCAGGGTGACCATGAGAAGCAAGTTGTGGAGTCGATAAAGCTGCATTGGCTGTTGATCCACCAACATTTCCTGTTGATTCGACTGTTTCTGCACCACCTGTTGATGCTAAAGCTTTATTGTTAGAGTTACTTACACAACATTTATCAGCTAAATCAGGAAGAGCAAAAGTAGAAGAACCATCTCCGGCTCCATAAGTTGTTCCTACAATTGCAAATAAAGCTGAATAAGTTGATCTTGAAACTGCTTGACCATTACACTCTAAAAAACCTGATGGGACAGATGCAGTAGACCATGGAACTATAGTTGCTGTAGGAATACCTTCAATACCAGCAAGGCTTGCACCTGAATAATCATATTTAGTCGCTTCGTAATTTGCCATTTTTTTCTCCTACGAAGAATATGATGTAGGTCTTGCGCCTAGTCTAGCAATTTTCTCCGCTTCTGTTTCATCTCTAAAAATTTCTGATCCTTCTGCATCAGTTCCATCTTGAATTTGTAAAGTATCGTTATCCCATTCTAATTGTAATTGAGCTAAGTGAGCTGCATCCCATCTATTACTAAATTGACTAACGTCCCCTAAGTTTGCATCTGCATAACTACAATGAGGAGTTTCGTCTCTATGTTCTACTTCATCAGAAGTGTTAGAAGTACCATATTGAATAGCCCAAATATTTGCAAATTTTGATTGATTCCAAAAAGCATCATCATCAATTTTGTATCCAACACCTTCATTAGCGCCTTCTGCATAATTTTTAACTACTAATTTATCATCGAATATTACTGTCCAGTTTGCGTTAGTTGCCATATTATTTCTCCGTGTAAGTCCATCCTGTTGTAGCGTCTCCAGAATATACTAATCCAAAAGCTGCACCTTGTGTATTAACAACAAGATCTGATGCTGCGTTAGCTATATTAGAAGAATTTCTACCAACAGTTAGTGCGTTAGTTTGAAAATCATAACCTTGATCTACGAAATTTACTTGATCACCTAAAGCTGGTGATGCTGGAAGTGTTACTGTAACTGCTCCACCATTTGTATTTACTAAAACTTGAGCACCTGCTTGAACTGTTTCAGCTGCAGAAATTGCTCTCCATTTTTTATGTTCACCTGCTTTTACAACATTAGTTCCATCAGAATACAAACTGTAAGTATGACCTTCACATAAAAGTACACCTGTTCCAGATGTAGTTTTAAAAGTTAAAGTGAACCCAGCGTGATTACATGCATCTTCAACAAGATAAGTTTTTTCTACTGAATCTGGAATAGTAACATTAACGTTAGCTTCTAAAGTTCCTGTTAATTTAATAACTTCATTCTTACCATTTGATAAAGCACCATTTGTAAAAGTTAATGCTCTAGATGCGTTAGTTACGTTAAATGCGTCATAACCACCAATTGCTTGTTCAAGAATTAGTAAGTTAGTATTTGTAATTTGTCCCCAAGTTCCTGAGTTTTCTCCAGTTGCTTGGACTGTTAATTTTAAACTAGCTGATGTTGAATTTGCCATAATTTAAATTCCTTATTTGTGTTTAATTTACTAAAAATTTGAGTTTGTGTCAAACTTATTATGCAGCTACTTCTTGCCATCCCGGAGGTGTTAGGGGAGCTGTTCCCGTGTTTACGTCGTTCCAGATTAAAGCACTACCAGAACCTTGTGCCATAGTCAAGGCATTTCCTGTAACTAAAACATCTACATGAATAATAGGTGTAACAGAAGCTACTCTAGCTAAACCAGGTAATCCTGTAACATCTACTTCTTGTGCTGGAACTGCTACAACACTTCCTAAACCTGCAGACATTGCTATACCAGTTACATCTTGTGGAACATCACCTTGCATTCCTAATTGACCAATAGCGCCAATCATAAAATTACCAGTTACTCCAGCATCAGGAGCAGGATCAACAACACCTAATGTAGCTGCAGCAATATTTAAAGTGTTAAGAATTACACCACCAGTTCCTACTGTTACTACTGTTCCAACATTTGCATTCATTGCAATACCGGTTGGTGTTGCAGTTGCATACTGACCTTCAACGCCCCATGCGTTTACATTCCATTGTTGTCTACTCCAACCTGTTTGATTGTACGCATCAATAGTTCCGAGATTCATTGATGCATGATTTGTTGTAAGCATTGCATCAGGACCAGCATCAGCATTTGCTAATGCACCTGACATTTCAATACCTATAGGAAATACTTTTCCTTGAATGTCAATAAATAGACTTCCAAGTCCAGCAGTTAGTGTTTGATTATTATTTGTAGAGTTAGTTGCAGTGACATCAATTTGTATAGCTATAGTTCCTATACTAAAAGATGCAGCAATCCCTGTTGGAAGTGCAGTACCAAATTCACCCCAGGCATTAATGCCCCATTCAATACGTCCCCAACCTGTATTTATTTCACCTGCAACTTCAGTAGTCGTTCCAATAACACCAGATAGACTTACCCCAGTTAATGTAAATGTAGGATTAGCTGAATCGTTCCATTGGTTTTGACCCCAAAAGCCTGTATTCCAAGTTCCTGATGCCATAGGATTTTAACTCCTATGTACTAACCAGAGATTCTTAAAATCGCTGCTGTTGATGTAGCTGCTGGAAACTGAATTGTGAAAACACCTGCAGTCGCTGTTTTATCTGATCCAAAATCTAAAGCACATACAGCTGCATTAGTTGCAGTTGCAGAAGTGTTATAGATTAAAGCTCCTCTAGCAGTCAATGTCACACCAGTAAAAGACCTGTCTGCGAAATCAACTCTTGCGACGCCAGCTGTTATAGAAGTTCCATTATTTACAAGTAACCCACCACCAGAAGTGTATTGACCTGTATTTGAAACTTCTCCTGTAGCTGTAAATGCAGTTGTTGCTGAGTTTAGAGTAGCTGAAGATAGATAAAGAGCAATCTTAAACTTGTCGTCACCAGTACCAAAATTATGCTCACCTTCCAATAATTCTTTTTTGAAAGAATTTGCAATTGCTTGTGTAATAGCCATAGTTTTTTCTCCTTATTATTATTTACCACCGACACGAGGAACACCACTTTGATATTCATCACGTCTTCGTCTTCCCATTTGTTCTATAGAGAAGCCTTCTAATACTTGTTTATACTTTCCTTCGTATAATTGCAAGAGATCATTTGGCCCCTTTAAAAATGAAAATGCTTCAACTAAGCATGCATA